CGTGTCCGGCGATAAAGTTCGTCTGATCGAAAAACCCCCTCAATTTCTCGACGGCGTCGGCGTCAATTGGGTTCTGGAACTGGGAACTGGTTCCGGGGATTGCGCCTGGCCCCATGGGACTTTGCCCCATAGGACTCTGTCCCATAGGACTCTGTCCCATGATTTCATCAACCTTTTTGGCCACGGCGCTCGGGGAACTTCCAGGATACGATTCAGAGAGCTTTGCGATCATTTCCAAGCGATGCTTCTGCTGCAAAGCGGTATTATCCATTTGCTTGTTGCGTTCCTCGGACGCCAACTTCCTGTCCAGTAAATCGTTCTCGTGCTTCATCCGCGCCGCGTCAGTCGCGGTCTGAACTTCCGCCTTAACTTTCTCCGCCTGGATCTTCGAAGCCGCCTCCGGGCCGAACTGACTCACCATGCTCCGCCGCTCTGAAGCCAATTTCTTTTCCAAACGCTTTCCGGCCTGGACGCCATGAAAAGCCGCCATCCGTTCCGCCTTGGCTTTCTCCCGATTTTCCTGGGCCGCCGTGATGTTCGCGGCATTGGCGGCAAGTTCGTCTTGATCCAAAAATGTGCCACGGCGTCCCCGCTTTGCAAATTCCATCATCTTTGATCTTCGGCCTTCAGCGGTCGAACGCCAATCTTCCGGCCCATGCCGCTCCTGGAAAAAGGCATCCGCGTCGGCGATCGGATCGGTGCGAATTCCCGCTTGGCGCGCCGCGGCTCCGTTAGCCACTAACTGCTTTTGCGCCTGAGCCACCAACGGATGAATCGCCGAGCCGCCGCCGCTGCCGGGATTGAGGTCCAGCCCGCGCGAATCCTGGACATAACCGCGCCCTACCAATTGGTTCTGCGCTTGAGAAATCAAACCAGGGTCCACATCCTGCTTTCGGCCGGACAGAACCTCCAGGAGTTTAGCCCGCATATCTTCGTCGGAACCGATGGTAGCGGGAGCGCCGCCGAACGCGCCAGCGCCGCCGAACGCGCCGGTGATAGCCGTCAGGAAATCGTTCATCCAAAACCTCCCAGTGTCCCCAGCAGGGACGCCAAGTAGCCGAGTTGATTTTGCTCGCGCGAGATGCCCTCGCGAGACCGCGCCGCGCGTCCGCCTTCACGAAGCGCTGCCGCCTGAAGCTGCAAAGGCCCGACAGTCTGCGCCACGCCCAGGGGAACTTGCGCCGCGTTCGTCGCCAGTTGGTTCGCCAGTCCGATTCTCCGCTGATTATCAAGCGCTTTGACGGCATTGGAATTCGCGGACGTGAACCCGCGTCCTCCCATGCCCGCAACGTCGTTTTTGAGTCCGCCGCCCAGCGCTTGATAAGCGCCGCGATTCGCCTGATTGACGAGTGCGTCCGTGTCAAACCCGCCGAATCCCGGTACGGGCGTCTCTTGCCCGGCTCCTCCGCCGTTTTGCGGAGCGAAGCGGTTCGCCATCTCAAGGAGCGTCGGCAAAATCGCGTTGAACCGCGACATCTTATTCTGCTCCGCCAGCTTTGGAACCTCGGTGGCAATGTTCGCCCGCGCCGTCTGTCCGGTATCGTAGACGCCCGCAATCCTTTCGTCGGAACCAAACTTCCCTTCGGCGATGGCCTGATTGATCTTATTCGCCTGCCGCTGCGTCCATTGTTGTTCCTGGCTAATGTCCTTATCAAATTGCTTGGACAGCCCTATTTGATCCAAGGCTTGCTGGCCTCCCAACTGCTGGCGCTCGAACATCCCAAGATTGTTCAGGATGTTGCCGCGATCGGCGACAAGGTTATTCAAATAGTTCATGTTGCCTTGCGTGTTGAACCCGTAAATCTTCGTCAGGGCGTCAAGCTGATTTCCGACGCCTTGATTCACGCTTTGCAGGTAGGGATTTTGTCCGTAGCCCTGCTGGCCGAATCCCTGATTAAAGCCTCCGGCTTGGTTAAAGCCTCCGGGCTGGTTGAAGCCTCCGGCTTGCATGTTGCCGACCGACCAGTTGAACAAACCGGATGCGCTATTGGGTGTCGCCATATTCCGCTCTCCTTCCGCCCTATGGGGTTAAACCCCATTGTACGAGGATTAAGATGCGGGAGAAACGTCAATCGTCACTGTATCAGGAACCGTCAAGATCCCGCCGAAGTACGGACCGAAGTACGGTTCGGGAAAGAAGCCAGGGAGATCGTCGGTCACTACAATCCGTTCGTGGAGGAAAAGGATATTCTCGTCAAGAGGGTCAAAGTCGTCAATCGGCAGGACATACGAGACGATTTCAAGCTCCCGAGTCGAAGTGGAAAGTAGAGGGCGTTGGATGTCGGCCAACAGCCGCGCGATGACTACGGTTGATTTTATCTCAAAGCGCCAATGTAAATGTCCGGCGTGATTGACGGCCGGAATGAAATCGCTATCCCATTGACAACTGGTGCTTGCAAGCGGAAATGGATTGACCAAATCAATATCACCGTTGAGGGCATCGATTTCCACGGCGTCGGCAACGTGGCTGAAATCCGCAATCTGATCGCCGCTGAAACTGAAATCATCCGCCGTCAGGCTGTAAACTCTAGCCGTGTTCTTTTTGCTCTGGCAATTGGCCAAATCCGGGCCGGAACCGATCCTCGCGCCCAGCGGACTCTCCGTGAACGCGCCCAATTCCGATTCGTCGAAACTGTCCAGATTCTCGGCCATCTATGGAGACACCTTCGCCCAAGCCCTTCCGTCGGTGTTAATGTCCTGCCAGTTCACCCCCGACACGCCCGACCCATCGATCACCCACGCCGCGAATACCACATCCCCCGTGACATACTGCGGAATCACCTTTTGTTCCTCAGTCGTCGCGCCCAATGTCGCTTCCCGCAGCGTTGTGCTTGCGCCGAAATTATACACGATCCCGTTGTGGACCTGCCCGTCGAACGGAGTCAGCCGCAACAAGTACGGCTTGGCAATGACAATCGCGTTTCCATCCTGGTCCGTCACGTCCAGGGTATCCTCGTCCACTCCGGTCAGCGTGCATTGCCGCATGATCGTCAGCGCGGGTTGCGTGAACCAGAACGTATCTCCCGTTCTCCGCACGTCCACCCACGTCCCCGGCCTAATCTTCCAGCTATCTTCCGCGCCCAGGCAAACCACGTCTTCAAGCTGGATCGTGGCGGCCACGAACGGGCCATCCGCATAATAGTCCACCGTGTAAGTCGTCCCGGAACCGCCGTCAATCCGGCCTGGAACGCTCTCGCCCTTCCGCTCCTCGGGGCCAGTCTCCGTCCCGCCGCTACCCGGAAACGTGAATCCCGGCGGAGCATACACGAACGTCGCGCCGTCAGGGTCACCCTTCCCCTCGTTGATCGTGAATGGGGTCGCCTGCGAATAGTCGTTGTTGAGCGCCAGATCCGAGGTGTGCTGAATGCCGCCGATTTCAATGTTCGTCTGCTCGTTCGGCCCCTTGATGGAAATGGTCGGACCTTCACCGTCGGTAAACTCGAACAGCGGTCCGGTGTATCCGTCGGCGCGCTGAAATTGGACGGGGTCATTGAGTTTGATCGGGCCGACCGTGGCCATGATCGCGTAGATTTCCTCCGCCAACTCTTGCACGCCGGTGTCTCTTGGGTCGCCGTACTCCAATTGACCGGTTTCGGAATTGATTCCAGTGGGAATGGAAAACTTGGCTCCCCAGTGATCCCGCATCAACCGCAGCACGCCGGGACTGAACAGGCTTCGCAAACTCATATCACGCTCATTTCCTCATGCCGTATAATCCAATCTGGTAGATGCGGACTCGATCCTTGTTCGCCACGCCGGAAATCTCGAAGTTAGCGAATCGGTCTCCCTCGACTTCCCGGCCGCGCCGATCCGACATCGAATGCGAAACGTAGCCGGTTTCTTTCGTGGTGTCGATCTCCAGATATGCGGAGCCTACCTCTGACGCCACTCCGTTTCCCTCGCTGCTCGTCCGCGTGTAGGCCATCAATTCCGGATTAGCCGTCTGGCTCTGAAAGACGCGGAGATGCATGTCGGACGGGGCCACTGTCGGCTCGAACAGCAATTCAATTCGCCGATTCTGGAGGCTGTCGCGCTGAAGCCATCGGTAATTTCCGGTGCGATAGGCATACTCCACTCCGCCAACCTGATACGTCGATGTTGTATTCGGACTAATCAACCACGGATCCTTGACGTTGATTGTGGTTCCCGACACGGAAATGATCCGCCGCCGTTGTCCCTTGCCCTTTCCTCCGGTGATCAATAGCGGGGCATTCACCAAGTCGCCGCCAAACGCAGCCGTGGTATCGGCAACCCACGTTGGTCCGGACGATGTCACCGTGCCGCGCACGGTGCCCGCGCCGGAATCCAATCCATCCAGCCTGCCGATTCCGCTGGCCAGAACTCGGCAATGGTCCGAGCCGAGGAACAACTGCGCCCGCCCGTCCATCTCGCCCACCGCCGCCGCGCCGATCGGCACGGGGTATTCCTCGACCCATAGCCTCCGGTAGCGGTAGGCATAGCAAATAGCGTGATGCGGCAAATAGTCTCCGTCCAGGCAGACGAAGAATTTCACCGTCTCGTACACCGGATCGTGCGCCGCATGAAACCAACGGCTTGCCCCCCAATTGATTTGGTAGGCTCCGTCCGGTTCACGCTCGAACATATCCTGAATCGGTTGGGAAATTTCCTGGTGCCCGTTTCCTTGGAATGCGTAAATCCCCTGCCGGTCGAGCAGGTAGGCGGCATCCTCGACCTGCACCCAACAACGCTGATTGAGCACGCCGCGCTTGGCGTCGGGAAACACAAATCCGTCCCGAAGCGGATCGGCCTGGTAGCTCAACCGATAGATGCGTGATTCGGCTAACAGGTAAATCCACGAATCGAGCGACATCGCGCCCCGCAGATCACCGGAGCCTGGATTCTCCTGGATTGGCTGTTCGTGAGTCGGCAGCCAACTCTCCGGGAGGCCCGCCTCCGACCAGCGAATCGAACGCCGTTGCGTAATGTCGGCGCGAATTGAATAGTCGGTGTACAACTCAGTCGCCCCTTCGTAGGCGGCGGAGAGCGTCAGCGCCTGCGAAGCGATGTCAACGGAGGAAATCAAATAATAACGGCGGCCACCAGATACCCAAAGGTAACGACCAGAAAATTCCCCCGAAAATTCAGTGCCGATCCCGGTGACCGCCGTTGATCCATTTGTAACCGCCACGTTTCCGACATTGTACTCTTCATCAACCAGCGCGAACATCCTGTCAATGTGATGCGCGAACACCGACTTGTCGGACGGGGGAATCCCATGCCGAGAAAGGAGCAAGTCGTCTCCGGTATCGTCCGTCAACGCCGCACCCGAAACCAATTCCGCATCCGTTTTCGTTGATGAAAGGGACGTGGTCGAAAAAGTCGTGCTTTCGATGTCCAGAAATACCGTGTTCGGGTCTCCATGCCGCGTGCGAAACACCTGCCTGAACTGAATCTTCGGGTCATCAGTCACCGGGAGATTTGAATAATTGATTGTAGCGACGCCGCGATGCCAAGTTCCGGAACTACGGTAATCGGCGTTGCCGGATGAGCCATCCAAGGAAAATGTGTCGGCCGTGAGATTGGTTACGATCCATGTCCCATTAGCGCCCGTAAGCCCCTCGACCCCCTCGACGACGATTTTATCACCCGTTTGCAAGGAATGCGCGTTGGTGGTGATGACGATCGGAGCGGTGTTCGCGGCGGCCGTGATGGTCCGTTCGATTCCCTTGGCCTCGTACGCCGTTCCCACGGGCGAAAGATTCCCGACGTTGCCAAGCCTGTCGATGAACCGCGCGTAGCCATAGATCGTTCCGAAGATGTCGCCAACGCCGCTTCCGGTGACCGTGACGGCGGAGTCTGGCCCTTCCACTCCCGCCGGTTCCATCGACGTTGTGAGTCCGTCCCAGCGGAGCACGGGATCGATGCCGTTGGCCACGTAAAGGATGCCGTCCGGTGATTTGGCGAACGCGGGAGGCATTTTCGGAACCCTTTCATTTATCCGCGTTACCGCCGGTATCTTCCACCGGCTAGAATCGTAATCGTACTCCCGTTCGCCGTCTTGGACTGCTTCTCATCGACGTCCTGCGTGAAGTAGACCGTCTCCTCATGGCTGAACATGAAGTTACTCGTCGGGGCGGGGGAGTCGGGAGGCCCGACAGAGTCGCCAAATCCCAAATTGTCAACAACCAGGATATTATGAAAGTTTACACCGATTGTCACGGAATCGGCGAAACCGGCATTGGAAGACTGCGTCGCCGCGCTCAATGTCGTCGGACCCAGCGTGTCGGGTTCCGGAACGCTGTCCCCGAAGCCGAGATTTTCCGACTGCACGGCCATCTCGATAATCCGCCCGATTGTCACGTAATCGGCGAACCCCGCATTCTCGGAAATCACCGGGCGATTATAATCCACGGATAAGCTGTAGCTCGTGGATAATCCGGCGATGCCACTGGGAGGCGTGCCGCCCGACGGGGGGATGTCTGTATCCGGCGGTTCCCATGTCACCGTGAGCTTCGGCGTATTGGAAGACGCATGGTCGAAGTGCTCGACCTGCATGTCGCTTCCCGGCGCGGAACCGCTAATCAGAATCGCCAGCGCATTGCCGGACGCCCACCCGGCGCGGTTGACGATTTCCTGTACGACGCTGGTAATGTCGGGGCTGACGAACGAACCCGGCGCGCCAAGATTCGAACTCTCCCAATTCACGGTCGCGGTAGTAATCTGGCGGCTGCTGATGTCATTGGTAATCGCCTGAAACGCGGCCGCGTCGTCGTCGGCTTCCCCGTAAATATCGTGGTCGGGATCGTCCTTGGCGCTGTTGGTGAAATAGAGCGTCAGGACCGCCGAAGTAATCACCGACATGTTCGGAATGGTGACTCCGGGAAACCGGAACCCATGCCATTCCGAAGAGGAGACATTGGGATCGGTGGCCGTGATGACGACATTGGCGAGTGAGTCCTCCCAAGCGTCGTCACTGCTCGCGGCAACAAGGAAATCGGCCATGTGTCACCCCGCTGCCTTGACGGTATACGAGGTGACCTCCCAGGTATCGCTTGCCGAAAAGGACCGCGCCGTATTGAACAGCGCCGTACTCCATAGGATCCCCGTCGTGCCGCCCTTGGTCGCATTCGAGGCCAGGAAGATGCCCCGAATCGTCGAATTAACGGATGTCGCGAATGTCGTCACCGTGGACGTGGCGATCGCCGCGTTCGCCGCCGCCCCCATCGTCCAGGCCGGCCGCGTCTCGGAATCGTACTTGATGTTTTCCGTCCATCCGGCGTGAGAAGACATCGTATCCGCCGCCGCGATCGCGGAGTAGCCCGCGTTATCGATCAGGCCGAAGTACCAATCGGCGTTTTGGGTGAGGGCGCCGAAATAAGTCCCAAGGATATTCGTCAGTCCAGCGGTGGTAATACCGTTGCGGAGCATCTCCCGCCACTTGACGCGCCCCAGGGAGTCGCGGCAACTAATGAGATAAACACCCTTGAAATTGATTTCGGATTTCATCATTTGGTGTTCCGAGCCAATTTTATGCCTTGGGATTTTTCCCGGCGACAATCTGGCCGCTATCCAGTTGCATGACCAGATACCCGCCGTGCGGACGTTCGAACCACTCCATTCCGATCACCTGGCCGCTCACATTCCCGCCCGCCACGATGTCAAACACCAGCAACCGCATCCCCGCGACTCCGCCGATCACCCAGTCGTGGCGCACATAGTATTTCCCGGTGGCAAACGCCTTGGCAAGCGGGACGTGCGGATTAGAACCCAAAAACAAGCGGTAGTGAAACTGGCCGACATAGCGGGATTTGTTGACGGCGGGAATCGTCTTTCCGCTGATCAATTCCGTCCCCGTGTCATCGAACACGGTAATCGTTGGCACGGCATCCGGAGCGGTCGGTGTACCGCTGCCGTTCGCCGTCACGATGGAGAGCGGCAGGTGATAGCCCAATTGATGGCGGCCAAGATAACTCATGTCACGGAAAAAGTAGCGTAAAAGGAATGTGCCACTGTCGAAAATTCCCAGTCGGCGCGGACGAAATAAGTCACCCCGGACGCATAGCCGTTTCCCGACGTGATGGCGTGTGTAAAGTCATAAAGCCCGGTCTGCGCGGAAATGGAAGCCGTGGTCCCCGTACCGCCGGTCATCGCTCCCGACGGCCCGAAAATCGTGTATGTCGGCTGCGAATCGGCGTCTGTCGGCACACCCGCGTTAAGCGTCGGGACATGCCCGTACAGGTTGCCTCCAAGTTCCACGGAGCCGTAGTGGAGTCCGTCCATTGGAAATCTTCCTAGGGGAAATGTTCCTATTTTATTCCTCGAACGTCACGACGCGGTATCCGGCCCGGACATTCAGTTGGCCGGGCGTCGATGATTCCAAATTCGTTTGCTCCCGCGCGCCGCCGGCCGGCAAGTCGTGTACGTCCGACTGCTGTACGAGGCCGGGGAAGTCGCGGATTTCAAATCTGTTTTCGGCGGGTTCAGGCATTATTCGCTAAGCGTTCCATGTTCGAGAATTGTTTCGGTAATCCCGTATGGCCACGTCGTTCCGGTTGATCGAGAAATCCGGCTGACGCGATTATCGGTTTCCTTGGCGATAATCAGCGCCGTTCTCGCCTCGGACGCATAGTCCCGCTTGGTGTCGCTTACGCGCATGTGGGACACGAGGTTCTCGCATTGGCGGAAGTAGGCGTTTTGCATCGCGCCTTGCTCCATGTCAACCGGATCGGAAATGCGATACTTTACGCCGGAGAGCGTCTGGTCGGCGTTCTCGTCCAGTGTCGCCGCCGTTGCCGAAGCTACCGCCGTGATAATCCGTTCCATCGCGAAAGGATTGTCTCCCGCCATGTGCGTCGGAGCCGTCGTCGCCGAATCGGAGATCCGCACCACGGAGCCGATGTGCTTGTCCGCGAACTCCGTCCCCGTCCCGGTCAGCGTCGCCGCGCCGGTGGTAACCGCCACTGTCCCCGTGCTTTCCGCGTAAACTTTCAAATCGCGAGAACGCCGCTGATACAGGTATTCCAAAGTTCGCGCCGTGCTTGGCGCCGCCGAAAACACCACGCTCATCACGTTCTGATAGCTGGGGTCTCCCATAATCGTAAATTCGAATGGTTCCGACTGCGCGCCGAATACCGTCTGTGCGTGCAGCCATCTCTCAGGCGTCACGTACCGCACCGCGTATTTTCCGTCCTGGTCAATGAGCCGCGAGCACAGCTTGATGAAGTCCAGCGGCAACGGATAATGGTTGCGGTAGAGTGTGTACGCCGTCCCGGCCGCCACATCCGCGCCGGGATTGCTGTTGGGAGAAAGCGTGATCGTCGTCGTTGATTCGTAGGTCGCCACGTCGTAGGAGATTTCGCCGATCTTAAGTTTGCCCCGCGCCGCCCAAGTCGGCCACGTCCCCGCCGCGATCGTTACCAACCGCTCCGCCGCGCCGCCGGTGTGATCGTAAGTAATCGTCGATGACGTCTGCGACGCATCCGTCGTCAACAACCGCGAATTGATGAAGTACCGCCACGGATGCGCGTTGGCGATGTCCCGCAGCGCCTGAATGCAAGCCCGTTTCGCGTCTCTCACCGATGAGCCGGAAACCGACTGGCCCAAGAAATCAATGACATGGTCAACCGCTTCGTCGTATGTCAAAAGCATCAGCTATACTCTTTCAGCTATACTCTTGCGGCCTGGAACGATTTGAATCGGCGGCGGCAACGATTGCCCTCTGGGAATCTTCTTCCGGAATCAAAACTCTGCGTGAATCCTCTTCAGGTGTCGAATGCGGCCGGTATGGCTGTGGAAAATCACTTGTTTCGGGAATGTACTCATCCGCGAAGCCTAGGTTGTCGATGATCGTGGGAATATGGTAATCGACCGACTTGGAAACCGATTCGCCAAATCCCAAATTCTCGACAACTGTCCTACCATGCGCCAATGACCGTGAAGCCGAATCGCCAAATCCCAGATTGTCAACAACCACCCGGTTGTAATCAACTTGCCGCTGCGCCGAGTCGGAAAATCCCAGATTGTCAACAACCACCCGGCCATGCGCCAGCGACCGCGAAACCGAATCCGACAGACCCAGATTGTCAACAATCAGCCTGCCATGCGCCAATGACCGCGAAACGGCATCCGACAGACCAAGATTCTCCGGAACCAAAATCTTCCGGTTCGGATCATGAATAAGCGGATCTTCAAAACCAAGATAATCGACAACGGTGATTTCGAAGATTGCCATTATGCGCTACCCGCTATGGGATACCCGCTAATGCACATTGCCACCCATCGTACGGATTCCCATTCTGCCCGGTCGGCTCGTACGGATTCCCATTCTGCCCGGTCGGCTCCTTTTCCGAAACGGAATCCGCCTCTTTTTCCGGAACATCGTCTTCGTCTTCGATCAAAAACGGCTTAACGCCCGTGATTATCAGATTGTAGCCGAGATCAGGATCATCGTGATAATCCTTGATTTTCACGTCCACCAATCCAGCCATTTCGGCGAGTGCTTTTGCAACAGTAGGCGTGTAGCCGAAATAGTGCGTATTGAAATCCCGGGAGTAGCCGTGGGCCTCCTGCGCGCCGTACAAGACGTTCATGACATGCTCGTCGATGGTCGCTTCCGCGTGAATCTTCGCGGCCGCCCACGCCAGGTTGGGAACCACATGTTCCATCCGGCCCCCCGGCTTCAGAATGCGAAACATCTCATGCCACGTCTGTTCTTGCTCCCATCGCCCTATGTGTTCCAGGTGATGAGATGAAGCCACCATGTCGAAATTGTTGTCGGGAAAGTTCAGCGACCGCGTATCCATCGCGTAATCGGCCACTCCTTCGCGGATGTCCGTGGTGTAGGTCCGATAGCCGTCCCATTTGCGGCGCGTCGCTCCAGCGCCAATGTCCAGCGCCTTATTTTCCTCCTTGTATTGAGCGTCATTTGGGATAGCCCATCGCGAACCGAGAACCGGGCGGCTATCCATGGGCAATCCGTAAATACGGCCCGTGGAGTGATCGATGTGACCGGCCAGAACCGACGTATCCACAAGAATCCTGGCCCCCGCCTCTTCGACGGCGCGCTGGCAGAAATACAAGTCCTCCGTGCCGCGCGAACGGCGCAAACTGCCGGCGTGGTCCGGTTCCTCGATAAGATTGATGGTCTTGAAAAGCGGGTTGTCGTCATCGTCCCATGCGATCCGCTCGAATAGCGACGTGCGAATCAGCGTTAAACCCATGTGAATTCCGGTGATTCCCTCGGAGAGGATGTCGCCAATGGACCACTCCCAGTACGGGCCTATCCCATTGCCTTTGTAAATCAGCGGATCACCACTTGATGACTTGGCACAATAGACGCCGCCAAAAATATCATATTCCGGCCATTCGCGAGCGCGACGATGCAATTTCGTGAACGCATCGTACGGCGCCACTACGTCATAATCGATGAAAAAGATGTACTCCGGACGCGGTTCGTGGGCCATCACAATCCGCACGACCTTGTTTCGCGCATCGGCAATTTCCATCCCGTCGGTATGGATGTCGATTGACGAGAAATTAGTCGGGATCTGTAAGCCGGAGCGTGCCCGATGCCACTGCGTTGTAATCATCGCCAGCCGTGTTCCGCCGCCGGGGGCTGGGACGTGCGGAACCGGCGTCGAAAAAGCACACCCATAATTAATAGCGTGAGACAGCATTGGAGACCTTTCCAAAATTCCGGGGAACCTCAACCTCAAGCGCAACTCTTGGCGACAACCTGGTAGGTGGCGCGAATTTCATCATTTGCGCCGCGGTTGACGGAATCCGTTCCCAAAACCGACCTGGCGACCATCCGCGTTGTCGCCGCATTGGTGGCGAACAGGCCGATTTCGTGAATTTCGTGCGCGCCGCCGGTACTGGCGAATGTCAAGTTATATTGCAGTGTAAGGCTTCCGGCGTCACTGCCCACCATGCTCGCTTGGCTCAGGTGAACGATCTGGGTGCTGTTCCCCAGCGTATCATCACTGTAGCCGGTCGCCACGGTGCCCGTGCCGATCGCCGCCGCCGATACCCAATCACTCGCTCCTCCGGCGTCCGAAACAAGCATTTCTATGAGCCGATTCAGCCCATAAGTCACCATTAAGTTTTCGGAATGGTCGATATGCTGTTTGATCACGCCGTCCGGACCGACGACATCAATCAGCACCCTGTTTTGTAGATTCAGGGGACTGTGGTTCCCCGGATTCTTCAACGGGACGCTCCCCTTCCGCGTCAGTCCCTTCAGTACGTTCATCTTTTGGCTCCTGTGTTACGACTTCGATCTTAACGTAGTCACAAAAGCCGCCTTCGCTGCTTGCAGGACGCATCGCATGTATCCTTTTTTCTTGATATTCTAATCACCGCCAAACGCAATAACACCCCTAAAATTTCTTCGGCCGCATTCGCTCCCGCAACTGCTCCTTCAATTCAACCTTTTCCTTCGTGGTCGGAGCCAATTCCGGGTTCTTCTCGCACTCAAACTCGACCTTCTCCACAAGGATGTCCTCCGCGACGCCGTCGGGACGCTTGCGGACGGCAATCTGTTCCGCCAGCAAATCTTCATTCCCCGCGTGCTTGACTGTCCCGTCGCACGTCCAATTGCGTTCTTTCATCAGTTTTTTGATTTCATCTCGCGTGCTGACCCACGCGCGCGGGTCACCGGGATACGCCGCAAGTCCCGACAGATACCGCTTGCCAACCGTACTCACCCCCGCCGCATTCGCTTTCTTGCGGTAAAACTCGCCGGACCGGTTGAATTTCTCGAATTGGTTTCCGTTGAAATGCCCGCGCATGAACGTAGCGTCCGAAACGAAATTCGCCGACTTGCGAAGCGCCAGCATCTCGGCCAAAGTGTGAGATACTCCGTTATCTCTCATGGATTCGTAAAATATCTGGACTTCATAGTTGCTGCTAATTATTGGATATTCCGTTCGCATCCGGCTACCCCGCGATTGAAAGTTGCGACTGCTGTTCATTCGGATCTTCCTGCAACTGTCCGGGAGGCGGCAATTGCGGGAACAAGAATTCATCGACGTCCATTTGATGCGCTTTCGCCCATCGCGTCAAGAAAGCATTTAGCTGCTGAGGCTGGCCGGTCGCTTGGTAGAAGCCGAACAGGTTGGGCATCATCGCTTGCGCCGCCATCTGCATGTTTTCCATCTCTGTCTGATGGTTTGGCTTTCGCACTGAACCCGCCTCGATGCGGTAATCGTATTCGCGCACGACGCGCTCGAGTGTCGCGTCGTCACCCGGCCGCCACGGCACGTAGACAAACCTGTCCCACAAGTCGGAAAGTATTCCATACTGGCCTTGCTCCGGGTCGTGAACTTCCCCGAATACGGGCGCCACGTCACGCCCCATCTGAAAGATTCTTGTCGCAAGGCCTTCCTTGCGCGCCACTTTTCCCGCCCAGTCCTCGACGCACTCGGCCATGTCGTTAATGCGAATCTGCACCAAATCCCCCTTCAGGGACGCCTCGGCGCTCGAGCGCATCTGCTTCGTTGTCATGCCGTAGAGGAGTTCGTTCAGCCCCGTCCGCCGCTCAAACATCCCCAGCAGGATGTTGAGCACTTCGACGATGTCGTGGTTCATTTGCGGATGCTGGATAAACTGCACCAACTCTTCGATTCTCTTGGCCTCCGAACGCTTGAACATCAGGGTATCGTAATCGTCCCCGGATTCGATCTTGGCGATGCTCTCATCGCACAATTCCTCCGCGATCACGAGCAAGTCACGGCTGTTGACCGCAACCTTGGACGTCAGGAACGAAAGAATCCAGTTAATCGCCTTGAGTTCTCCCAAGGCCGACTTCATGTGCGCCTGCGGCCAAGAAGTATCGGGAACCTCGTGGAAATCGAGCCACGTAACCGGCCATTCCCCATCCGCGTAAAATGGAATCGGCCAACGGACTTGATTCAGCACCGTCTCCAGATTTCCCGGAACCGTCAAATCCAAGTTCATCACATGCGGCGGAAGATTGAGCGGATAAGGCACTCCCGGCGCAACGACCAGGTAAGTGTAAAGTCCAAACTGATCCAGCGTCTTCGTGTATCGTTCTGGCACGCCCCGCAAATAATGCCCCAGCCCCATCTTCGAGTAAATCTTCCAGTAGACGATGAGGTCGTTTGTCTTGCCGACGGTTTTCTTCTTGTCTCCCAGCCTGTCGGCATCGACACTCGCCTTGCTTTCCGTGGAAGCGGTCGTCGCATGTTCCTTGAGCGCCCGAGGGCTAAGCCCGAATTCCCGTTCGACCTCCCATGTCGGATTTTCACAGCGAACGGCAATCCATTTCCACTCACCGGCCAGGCGCGTATCGGGATCCGTTACGAAATCGTCAACCGGCAGATAGAAGGAACCAACCATTGGGCGGTCGGAACCGGGAGGATAGTAAAGTTCCGTGTTGAGCAGCCCCCGCCCCTTGATCAGGGCTTCATTGATCCCCCGGCGGCTCTCCGTCCGCAACCCCAATTCATGCGGGGTGTAATTCAGCACGTATTCCTGAAGTTCCGAAACCGCCCTCTTCACTAACTGCATCTGGTTGTATTGCTGCATGATCTGCTGTGCGGCCGCCGGGCCTCCCGCCAGCGCGAATGCCAATTCCGGAAGCTTTTGAATGCGCGGCGCCACCATCCGATTCGGATTCGTGTGATACATGTACGGGCCGAACAGCTGGACCAACTCGGCGACTTTGTTCGTCGTCATCTTGAACGTCGTCTTGATGCTCCGCTCGCCCTCGGCGGAGAAGCCGTAGCCATGTTTTTTGCCGCCATACATGAAATCATGCGCGCCGTCGAAGAACCGCATGCATTCGTCGGCGGTATCCTGGAACTTTTCCCGCTTGTGCTTAATCCCTTCGCGGATTTTGCGAATCCACTGTTCGCAAATCTCCCACATCGGATGGCTGCGGTCGCTGCTGTTCATATCACGGCTCCGCGACGGCTTCTGGAAACATCTCCATCAATCTATTGATGAATTTGTCCCGAAAATGCAAATCCCAAACTCCGTTTCTCATGAGATCGGGATTCTCAAGCAGTCGCGGATCGTCTTTGTGCAGGACTGTCTTTCTCAGCGGAAAAATGTATTCGCTGTTTCGCGGAATCGTGGTTAGGGTGATATTGCCGTCGCCTGTCTCGTTCACGTTCGTCACGAACGCGGCCGTCGGCTTGGCGTCCAGATTCCCGTTCTCATAATACAGGACGGGATCGAGGACATAAACGCGCGGACAGCGCCACGGAGCCGCCTGCGGAACCACGGGAACCATGGGAACCACTTCTTCGCAAACCTCGCCGTCTGGAACTACGGCGGATCGCGGCGGATTCAGCTGCAGCTTGGGAAGCGTATTCTGCTTTTTAACGTTCATGCTATGCATCCATTGGTCCTAAGGAGATTGCCGCGTCCACTTTTTTCGCCTGTTTCATCCTTTTCAGCCGCAGGTATTTCCAGACGCTATCCGACGGCCTCTTGGGAGGCGGAGGACGCCACTGCGGATCATAGGAGGCTAGATATTCCAGGCAATCGACGCAATGATCACTGCCGGTTTTCCTTTTATCGGTGACGGTTCCGTCCCGTGCTCGCCTGTAAAACTGGTTCTTCAATTCCCAATCCAAGTGCGAACAATGATCGATGTGAATCCGTAAGGCCGCGCTTCCGGTGCTGGCGCGAATCTGCATCAGCCTGCGGACACTGCCTTCCCTGCCTTCCAGGTTCGTCCCGCCGCGAATAAAGCCATGTCCCGTCCGCGACGACTTGACGCCAAATTCCCGAAGGGCTTCACTATACTGTTCCTCGACGGTTTTTCCGATGCCAGATTCCATCTGCCGCCCGTATTGGCCGTCAATGATAAAAGCTTCGAACCGGTCACGCAAATGGCCCATCTTGCGGCTCACGGCTTCGCCAAACTTCATGGCGCTGCACCGCTTAATATACAGTTCGTCGTAGATGTGCAATTCATAGTCTCGCGGAACGCCCTGGGAAGCGCTCGGAGGCACGGCGGCGAACAAGACCGCGCAAACCTGTGTTCCGGGATCGACCGCCATGTAATGCGTCCAGTCCGGCGGTATCGCGAACGGGGTGACGCAATGTTCCTGATGCATGTATTCCGCATAGCGGCGAAACCCGGCTAGCGCGAACTCTCCGTAATACCGCACCCGCAATTCGTCGGGGCTTAATCTCGCCTTGAATTCATCTTTTTCGTTTTGCGGAATGTACGGGTTTTCATCGATGAGCAAAAGAATCTCTTCCAGTCTCCCGTTATTGTCCGGCTCGTGGCATTTCTGATGCAGTTCGTAAAGCTGCTGTGTCGCGGCTAGCGGAGTCGCCGACCAAAAGAATCGCGTAATCCTGTCGGAAACGCGGGATACCATTTCCGAATACCACCGGTGATTCTCGATTTCCTCGTCAATCCAGCCGAGGTCTAATTTGATTCCCGCCTGCGGCGCGCCCTTGGACGACGCGAAATTGCATTCCCAGCCGTTAATCATCTTGACCATCTTGGGAATTTCGTCCTTTTTGGATTCCCATGAAATAGATTTGATGAGACGGTCGGGTAAAAACGGAGAAGCGTCTCGCCACTTTTCACGATAGGCCGCATCGTATTCCTGCCATGGGCGCGCTACCCGCCAACGTCCGGTCACTTCATCGCGGATAATCTTGAACGCTCCGGGACGTCCGACTATCTTCCACAACACTTGCCCGACATGCCTATGATCCCAGCCGACACAATACGCGATGCCGCCCTCTTTCGGGTAAGCGATGTACGGATGGGCGCCGGACAATGCCCAAGCGATTTCCGCTCCGGCGCATTGCGACTTGCCGGATCGATTAGAGCCGCGAATCATCCTGGTCCGCGCCAAGGACTTATGAAACCGCAGTTGCTTTGGAAGAGGATCGAACAACGACAGCGCCTCCATCTGCCGCCGATTAAGCTCCAAGGCGACTTCCCGCAACCGGCGAATCTGCGCGTTCGACAGGCCCTCGCGCGGCTGAATGCGTGGAATTTCCTCGGTGTGCAGATCAGGACTCGGTAATCGTGGGAGCTTCGAGGGAAGCAGGCCCAGAGATTCCACGGTCCTCGTCTTCGGGCGCGGATGCGGATTCTTGATTTTCGGTGGAGGTAGCGGCATCTTTAATCAACGCTTCCATCATGTCCTGGAGGTCGCCTTCGTCGGCAAGGCTTAAATCGAATTTAACATCTTTCTGCAAATTAGCCAATCGGCTGACTAAGTCGGAAATCATGCTCAGGCATCGCTGACGGGCGACGCTTCCAGGCTGTGCCGTCTGAAACTCCATGAATAACATCGCCGCATAGGTGCTAACTCCGCCGAATTGCTCAATGATCGCCTGCGTAAGATCATTGAGAAAAACATCGTCGGCCCCTCCCTTCAGCAAATTGCCAGCCTTGGTGAGATTCGATTGCTTCATATTATCACGCCGGAGACAAACTGTGAATTTTAGGATCGCTGCTGGCGGCGATGCCGACAGGGGATAATTCAAACACCGCGCCTCCGCCGCCCACCGCCGCCACATGCTGAACAGCCCCCTTATCCCTCCCCAATTCGACCGGATGCGCCCCGGCGCTGCCGACTCCGTTTTGCCCGACCACCCCCTTGGGAGCCTGCAATTCTGTTGGATGCGACCCAGCCATTATACGCTGCCCCAAACATTGCCGACATTAAGGGGCGCGAAGTACGGGCCGCGATTGGCGAAGGTGTTCGCGCCCGACTTGGCGAACGGCGACGAGCCAAGTACTTCATTATCAAGTTCATATGCGCCGTTCGTGATGGAATAATTTGTGGCACAGTTATATGAAGCATTTCCGAAGACAGCCGCGCCGGGACCCGCGACCTGGATGTCAATGCCTCCCGTACCGCTCGCTCCATCAAGAAGATTATTGGCGATCACCGTTCCGCCGGACGTCGAATTAACATCAATCAGGGCCGAAGTCCCCGCCGCCGCAAGGATGGAATTATTGAGCGCCTGGATTGATGAATTGGATGTGGCAATCGCCATCGCGGCAGCATGATCAACAAGCGAAAAGGTATTACCGATGATCCTTGTATTGCCGTCTAAGGCGCTGATCGCCCGAATTTCACAATCCTCGAAATGACACCCTTGAATCAAGCCGGCGTTGGTACGGACAGCGTAGAAAGCATTGTAAAAATGGCAACCATAGACGGATGCTGCGGTATTGCATAACATCATGGAATTTGTGTTGTTGTACGCGGAATTGCGGAAAACACAATTCAGATAAAGCGACAGAGCGCCCGCGCTGATACTTCTGACCGTCGCCGCCGCGCAATCAAACGTGACGCCAATGAAACTCGAAAAATTAGTGAACGGTTCGATGGCAGTCGTCGCATTGGCCGCCGTGAGCGTCCAGGGATTACCATCCCACAAAGCGTGGACGAGAGGCGCGGTTTCTGTCGGTGTGCCATAAGCCGTACGGTCCAAGGCCGCGGCAAGCGTCTCCGATCCCTTGCCGTAAAAAAGATCTCCGTTAGTCGCATCGCGGGTGACCGTATCGTACGCATGCTGAATCGCGCTGAACGGATTGCCTTCCGTGCCCGCGCCGGAAGTTCCGCCAATGTCGCTATCGACGTAATACGGAGTGATCGCCATTATGCGTGTCCCAACATAGCTGCCAACCCAGCCGCCTTGTCCCGCCGTTCCTTCTTCTCCGTCGTGTTGTAGCCCGTCGTCGCGTGCAACAGTGATGACAGGTCGCCGATTAGCGGTTGCAAGTCAACTGTGATGTCGAGCGCTATTGAACCCGACAAGCCGGACGTGTTCGGTACGACGGTGTTCGCGTCCAATTGCGCGAGGATCGGAACAATCTGTCCCGTATAGGCCACCTTGAGTGTCTCCAACGAATTAAGAACGCGCTGAAGCGATCCTTGCGACGCTCGGAGCGTCCGCTCGAATGATTGGAAATTGTCGCGCTCCTCTTGAGTCAGTTCAGCCCATGCAGCCATGATTTTACCTCCTTAACAGCGGTGGAGTCCGCCACCACACAGTTGATGAATCCGCAAAAAGCCACGTCGGTGACAGCATAAGCCACGGCAACGGTCACGACGCAATCTTTTGCTTGTGCCAAACTTGCGGGTACGCCTAAAGACGCGGGAAAAGCCATTCTGTGTTACTCCTTTGACGGTAATTTCCGGAGTTCATAAACCGGCTCTCACGGCACAATCTTTTGCCTCCAGGAGTTTTCGGATTGCAACCGTCGTTTCCGCACTTTGGGGATTTCGGTTGGCTACCTGGGTTGCCAGTTCGCAAAACGGCCTTGATATTTCTTGCAGGTGCCCCGGCAGATGCTCATAGGAAAAAAATCCCAGCAAAGACGCAATTGCCGGATGAACTGGTAATGGGAATGCTTCGACTGTTTCTACCGCATCGTTCATTGCTTGAATCTCCTCACTTGTTTGGTGTTTTACTCATTTGGTTTAGAAATACAAACTAAAGTGAATCCCCAGTCCTTTCCAACGCAAACCGAATCAATGGATTATTATCCCTTCAAACAGGCTAAACCATTTTCAATCGGCAATGCGCTCACGGCGCATGTCGCCACCTTGCCGCCGTACGCGATCCCATATTTGTGCAAAGACTCCAGATTCGTCAATCCCGCTTCAAGCGTGCCACTCTTGCCCGCTGGATCGACCTTGCCGATGACGTGATCCGGCGCCTGGTCTTCCGAAAATAGCTCATACTCTTCGCCACCCTTCAATGTCAACGTAAAGATACGAGGACTCATTATGTCGCCGCCGGAGGACTCGTAGAAATGAGGCGTGAACGAAACTGGGATAGATTCCCCTTCCGGCATCGGAATGAATTCCATGCCAATGAGATTGACCGGAATCGGTTCCGACTGCCCCGTAGGAACAATAACAACGCCCCTGTGTGCCTGGATCGTGGAATCCGACACATCGAAGCCGCCGCGGCTTGGCTGGCCGATAACGCCGACCGCAAAACCGCGAATATCCAGGTTCGTCACATCGATCGCCGACTTCCCCAAAAAATCCAAGCCGGCCGAAAGCGGATTGCCTTGGTGGTCAACGCGGTCGATCATCGGCATGTAACCGCGAAGCACCGTACCGTTTTCGGTGAATTTCAGCGCCTGGTAGCCGTAGGTAATTCCAGTCAGGATGTTCCAGCCGTGTAAGCCAAAGAGTTCCGTGAACGTTCGTTTGAACCAAAGCTCCATGCCGAATTTCGCTGTGCCGTAAACCGTGTTGCCTTTGAATGTGTTAAATCGCGGCAACGCCGGATCGTACGGATTGGTCGTGTACTGGCCGCTTCCATCGTGCATGTCCGCGCCACGAACCAGCGGATACTTCGCGATGCGGTTCCAGAGGCAAAGCTTCGGGTGCGAAATGGGCAGCAACGTCATATTGTAGCCGGACATCCGATGTCCGCATGAGACGTTTCCGACAACATTATTGTTTTCACCGCCGAGCCAAAATCCAGTACCCTCGTGGCCTACCCAATCGCCTCCATAGCTCGGAGTCAATTTCTGGCGGCTTGGCAATCCAGTGCCCAGCGAGCCGACAGACATGTTGTTGATAATATCGTTCCCGGTTTCCGCACCGCTCTCCAGCGCGAAGCCCGCGCCTTCGCAGCCGACGGCCAAATTATTACCAAGCAAACCAAAGTGCGAATGATGCCCTACGAATCCCCACTTCGGCGAACCCTCGACAACACAGCCTAACGAACAAAATTGCCAGCCGGTGTTTCTCGGATTAACCGGCCCGGCAAGGTGATGAAAATGAACCGGGTATCTGCCGATCTGATTCGTCCCAATGCTTTTGATCCGCCGGGACAGTTCCGACGTATCCAACTTCCGGCCCAAAGGGCCACCCCTAATGTCGTTGATGTAAACCTCGATCACGCCGTGCGCCAGTTCCGCGTACCATAGATTCCTGGCTTCGCCCCGATTGTCCGGGTCACGGACTTCGCCCGCCGCTGATTCCAGCGTAACGACTTGCCCAGCCTCAATGTCGGCGAAAGGCTCGTTGAATAAAACTCGATGCTCAGTGATCGTATTGTCGATTCCGCTAAGGATATTCGTCCTGCCAAGATTCTTCAGTGTCACGCCCTCTTGATCGACTTCAGCACGATTCAAGAACATGATGTGCCCGCGAGTCTGGCCGGATGATTGAATCGTGATCTCATTGGTCATATTTCCAACATGCGGCAGGAACAGCGTGCCGTCGTCGAGCACCGTCGGCGAACCATCGGGTTCGTAGCTGCCCAAATGATCATGTTTGAGCGGTTCGGCGAGAGTGAGCACATTGCCCAAGATACTTGCAATCGTCATGAATTCGGTCTGCGAATCAATAATCGCGCCTTCCCACTTGTTGCCTGGAGTCTTCTGGTATTTTTTATCCTTTGAAACAAAAGGAACTCGCGTGTCGGAAATGACAAGCCTGTCTCCAGGTTGCCAGCCAATAGGATAGGCCGCAAGCCAAATCGCCGTATCGCCCGCTTTGGGTTCCTTCGCGACTTGGACAAATCGCCTTCTCTTTGCGCCATAAGGTTTCCACGCGCCCCACACTAGAATGCCGTTACTGAATTGTTCGGGGTCGGATACAGGCACGTCGTTGAACCAGAGCTCAATCTCTTTGGCCCGTTCAGTTGGCGTTCCGAATTGTATCGATCCACCCTCGTACACGAGGATGTTCGTGAAATCCAATTCAGTCCCGTTCTCGAATTCCAACGTCCCCTCGATGCCGATGGTGTCAATTTTCACGGTTGACGATATGTCATATCCGACCTTGTGCTTAATGCGAACGATGTCTCCGGCAATAGGAACATCGGTGCTCCACGTTCCCTCATCCGACCAAAGGCCATCTTTAACCGAACACACCGAATAATTCTTCCCGAAATTCGGGATGCTCTCGCCATGCGTCCGAATGAAATCCGCGTCCGGGCCGCTGTCGGGACTTGGAGCAGGCGACGGGACGGGAACGATTCCACCGGTCGGCACGGGATTGGGTGAATGCACGGATGTCTCAACCTCGACCAATGTCCCCGGTATCGGCATATCGTCCATACCGTCATCGGTCAGCCAGAATCGGAACGTGTTTTTGCCGTCGTAGAGCAGCGAACCGGGAATGATAAATGAACCACTGCCGTCGATGGCCACTGAGTACGGAGATTCGTCAAACGATAGCACCCGCTGCCAAATCAAGCGGGGCGCGTTGCCGGTGACCGCGTAGGTCGCCGTGTGATTTTCACCGGCATGAGAATGAATCGCCGTTCCCGCGCGTGGCGACGTGATGGAAAGCGTCGGGAAATCATCAGGCGGAGCAATCGGCTCCATCTCATTCAGTGCATTTACCGCCAATCCAGCCATAATCATCGATGTCGTGAACGAATTCACATGACTGACGACAATTTCCTTGATCACTTCTCCGTCTTTGTAGTTCGACCAAACAATTTCGTTCACGAGGGTGCTGATCGTTCCATTGCTTTGTTCGCTCCGCAGCGTAAGCAACGATTTCAGTTCTTCAACATGACTCATTTTAATCGGCCTTTCAATTGTGCCTGTCTCCATTCAAGGGACCGGCGTGACTCTAACCAGAAATATAACTCGTGCACGACGTCCCGAACCATCGCGTTCATGCGCCACGGCCAAGTAATATACGCGATGGGATTCTTGAATAATCCCGGCCTCCTGACTTCCATCAGCCTTTGCACGTGCTCGCGGCAAGCCGCTCTGATCGCGGCATTGGAAGACGTGGTCGGCAACGTATTCGTATCCCAGAAATCGAGCGTGCTCCACGCCGCTAGCTGGATTAGATCGGACCAATCGTCCCGGACAGGCCGCAGTTCCGTTGCGACCGCGAACGTGACATCCAGCTTTCCGAAGCCTTGAGGATTGATCATGAACCGGAAACTCCGATTGTGTGCGCCTATGGTCAGCCCGTCGGACACGCGGCCGAAGATCGAGCCGCCACGCGCCGGCTTGGATTATACCCCGCTCCGGGCGTGTTGTGCGCCCGGCTGTGCAAACGGATAAGTTGATCCCACGATCTTCCGGTGACTTCCCGTGATGTGTATCGATGCGCGGACATCAAGTGAGCAGCAAGATTTCTCCCGGAAAATGTCCAACGTGGCGTATCGCTGGAAGTATTACGAAAAGCGTTGCCGCTGCTTTCGTAGACCTTGGGCTTCTTGACCTTTCGAGACGTGACGTGATCGTTGTACCACTCCGCCAAGTCTTCGGAACCCACGAAGCCGACTCGCCTTTTTGCTTCTTTCTCGTTGTACAGCAGGATGAACGCCGGAATGCCAGAATCGACGTTGTAGACCGCGTCATGGGAATCCTTCCCATCGTCGATCTGGATGTGGTTCCACGGCTCCGGCCCGATTAACCAGCCCGCTTTGACCAGTTCGGGAAACGTCTCCCGCTTCACGCGCTCGCACGGACCGCAGCCGGGTGAGCCGATGTAAACGATCCGGTCGGCAAGGGGCGTGTCCCGATTGCCTTCAGCGGCTACGCCGCCGCCGAAGTAGTATTCCCCTTTGCCGACCGGATCACTACTGGCCGCACCTCCGAAATAGAATTCACCAGCCTTGCCAACTGCCGGCAGGAATAGGCCGGCCGCCGAAGCTAGGAATGTCCGCCGTTTCATTTTCCCGCCTCCCATAGCCCGGTGGATATTCGGTTCCAAACATCCTTGTGCTGCTCAGCGGTCACCAGCTTGCCGGATGCCTTGAGCGATTCCAGCAACACATCCAAACCGTTCAGAAATGGCTCCCACTTCGCCTTTTTTCCGGCAATGGCCGACGTGACAAGTGATTCCGTCGCGGATCTGTACTCCGCTGGTGTCGTCAGGTTTCTCTGAGCGACAACGCTGAACGCCGTGGACAGAACGGCGGAATTAAACTTGTCGCCGTTCAACCGCGCCATGTCTCGAACGGCGTTCGCGATGGTGTCAACAGCCGGTGGAATCGGAACTGGAGTTGGAACGGGAGAAGGGTCCGGCCCCGGTGCGACGTCGCCGATCAAAACGTCGTGCACTATCATCCTGATGGTCGGGACCGGAACTCCTTCCGCGCATGAAGACTCAATAAGCTGTATTTGATACCGTCCCGCGCGGCTGACGCCAAGCACGCACACGGTGTTGCCGCCCGATTCCGTGGCCTCATCGAACACAAAGACCGGAGTGTCTCCGGCAGTCCAGAGATACCCGGTCCCAGGCTGCTTAGCGTGACGGAGAATCACCGTGGTTCCCGGCTCGACCGTTGCCGGTCCTTCAATCTCGCCCGCGCCGGCGGTGCCGAACAGCAAAGGAAAAACGAAAATCATTTTCATGGTTTTTGCCTAAATCAGCAAAAGTTCATCCACAGACACTCCACGCGAGTATCTTTCACCTTCTTGCTGGACGCCTTGTTGTCGATGACTTTTTCGGCCAGTCGCCAACCGCATCGCTTGGCGAAATCATCATAGAGCGGTGAATGATAACCCGACAGAATGAACCGGCCCTGGATACCGCTGAGCGTCTCCAGCAACTCGCGATGATCATCCTCCGTCATCTCGTGTTCATAGTCGTCGGTTGTTACGCGCGTCGCATGCAAGTAAGGCGGATCGCAGTAGAACAATGTGTTGGATGAATCCTCCCGTTTGATAACTTTAACGGCATCGTAATTCAGAACAGCAACGCGGATCAATCTCGAATGCGCTTCGGGCAAACCGTCAATTGCCGACAACCAGCTTGAAACCTGTTCGTTCATTCCCCGCCGCGTACGGTTCTTTGACAGGGTGGCGAAGTCTTTTCCAAGCCCCTGCCGTGACTGGCGATAGCGAACGAAAAACGCTAAGGCACGCTCCGCATTACCTGAATAAAGAATGCGCGAGACCTCAAAAAGATCGACAGACAAAGGCATAGCGGTGACAATCCGATGAAATTCTTGGAACTCATTCACTTCGGCCAGCACAGCCCAAAAATTCATAAGCTCGCCGTGCACATCGTTGACGACCTCGGAATGCCCTTCGATCATCTGGAGAGGCTTCGCGAAGAACACAGCGCCGCCGCCGAAGTGCGTTTCCACATAATGCACGTGATCTGGGAAATGCGACAGAATCCATGGCGCGAGATATGTCTTGCCGCCATGCCACTTCAGCGGACGTGATGCGGATTTCTCCGAAGCTGTTGCTACTGTCATTCGCTACTCCATGAGACTCGGCGACGCATTGCCGCCTATTCGGGTGGACGCCACGGAAGAAAGAAGTGAGTAAACAAACGAAATCCCAGACGTGCAACCGATTAAGCGCCAGTCCACGTCATACGGCGAAATTCCGTCAAGCGTGAGCATTGATGCCGCAGTCTGCGCCGCCGTTTTCGCGGCCCGCTCCAAGGCATCACCCCAGAATTTCCATGTGGTCATTTTGCACCTAATCGAGTTGGATCGTAAATCGCCTGGAAGTATCACCAACGAACACGACGCCGGTAAATGTCGTTTCCGTCGGAGGCGCCGGCGGAACCGGAATTGTAGGCGGTTCAGGCTTAGGCGGCTCTGGCACCAGCGGCTTCCCGTATCGCGAAACCACCTGGGCGATGTCGCGCGGCTGCGGTTTCCAGATCCGCGAATTCGCGTACGGGTACATCAACGCCGAGTTGCTGGAATCATGCGATAAACCCAAGGCATGGCCAATCTCATGCGCTATAACGGCAAGCAAAAGCTGCCTTACCCAATTCTCGGCGCGGTCATACCCCTGCTTCAGGCGCGTTCCAGCGCCGGCATTAGGCGGAGGCAGATAACTCCATGCCAGTGTCCCGCCGCGGCCTTCAACGAATTCCGACGTGTAGATGTTTCCGTTTCCGGCCACACGTGTCAACCGAATTCCGCACTCGGCATTCCACAGCCGCATCGCCTCGTCATAAATCGCGTCAACTTCGGTGCGGCTGAATTGCGTCAGACCCCAAGCGTGAGTCGAGTACGTGACATCCAGGATTCCCCATTTCGCGGTCGCGCCTTCCGGCAGTTCCACGCGGTCGGGGCACGAACAAAACCGCTCGGCCGTCAGCATCCGCCCGGTGTACGGACCAACGATCCCGTCAGGCTTCAGATGCCAGAACTCCTGGAAGTCCTTGAGCGCATGATCGATGCGCGGTAACAACCCGAGCGCGCCCTTTTCGAGAAACCCATATTTCTGAAGGATTTCCGCCACGCGATCGACCGGAACAGTCCACTGTTCACTTGCGCTCATGCTTGCTCCTCGTCACATCGTTCCGCCGAAACCGCCAAAGCCGTCAATCTCGTCCGCCAGGCCGTGGAACTCGCCTTGGTTCGCAATCGCCGCATCGATCGCGTTCGTCGCCTCGCGCGTCCACATGTCGCCGTCGTCTTGCTCGGCTCTGCTCTGCTTCTCCAGCACGTCGATCTGATCCTTGTATTCCCGCTTCCGCACCTTCTGCAGATCCTTCGCCAGCTTCCGAATCATCCTTGACCTAGTCCCAGGATTGATTGCCGCTTGCATTATCTGATCCTTCGCGCTGCCGGGCATGCAGCCGGATAAGAGGCCGGTAATAATTCCCGGAAGCGCTTCGATCAACGGAGTCAGAAAGATCGTCCAATCGATCTTAAGCGGGCCGCTCCGCCTCTCCGCCAAGTGCCGGGAAATCTTGTCCGCGACTTCCCGCATACCCGCCGAGTCATCAATGGTCATTGCGTGGCCTCCATCAAGAGATTCCCGATCAACGTGCCGATTTCGATCGACACGAGAAATACGTGCATTCGGAGAAATCCGATAAGTTGGGCATCTAACATCCTCCTATTGGACGCCGCCCAACCCGGAACCAATCGGCCGGAAACTGGTAAGAAAACAGCCAATCGGGTTCCAGATCAGACGGCGTCGGCTCTGGCGAACCGGGCCAAGCACATTTTTTCATTAGACGTCATTGGCCGTGACGCCGGGAACAACCCCATTCTCGCCACGGCGACCTTTTCACAGTCGATCGCGTGGCGACTGTACGCGATCGGTAGAAAATAAACCCATGCTGGAGTAGCCATTCTTCAGACGGCCGGGCTTCTGGTGCATGCAATGCAGCACGGCAACAAGCCTACTTTGTTCTTCAATGATGGTTCCTCATCCCGTCAATCTTGTCGCACAGCTTCGCGATCGCGATCGTGTTGTCGCTGATTGCCCGGTTGCTGTTATTGATCACAAGCACACCATCCTTGGCCAGCATACTCAGTTCATTCCGCGTGTAGTCCTCGATCGTTGAAATCCGCTGGCTCATCGCGACTTTTTCCTTCGATGACTGCCAAACGAAAAACAGCAGCAGAGACGCAACAATGCCGATCTGAGTGATCGATTCTAGCCAGCCAGCGGCGGGAAATTCAGCGAACACCATGAGACTCCTTAGCTTTCGGTCAACCGGCATTTTCACCCAATTCCCGGCCGCTGTCAACTTCGGTAATTGTCCTCAACCCGCGTACGGAACACCGGCATAATGCGGGAATATCGCCACGGCGATACACTCAGGCAGTTTCTCGCCGTCGTTCATCCAAAAAAGCCATTCATCAGAATGCCTCAATCCTGGAACGGGAAATATGTAAGCAGCCCAAGCGCCTTCGACGCGGGTATGAGCGAACGCCATCACGCGACGGTGAAGCGGTTGAACGCTTTGCGTTTCGTGCCATTGATCTGCCTCTTCCTTGGTTTCTGGAAATGCGAACCCGCCGATTTCTTTCATGAGAGGCCATCTCTGCGGTCGGCTGCCAGCGCGATCAACAGGCTTTCCATGGACGTGTGCATGTGAGTTTTCGGATCACCGGCCAAGAGGTACATCAGTTCTGGTTCGCCATAATCGGCAGGAACCAGTACATGCAACTCTTTGTGTCTGCCGGCAAACCAACCGGCCTCCAGATGCGCCGATCTTCCGCACGGCAGGACCAACACGCAAACGTCGGCCGCTCGCATGGCGTTAAAGTCGAGTGCAAATCCCTGCCGCGCAATGCTGCTTTCCAGGCCCTTGATGAACTGCATCGGCTCCCATTGCTTCCACCCTGAATCGATTTCACTCCAGTGAAACGCCGCGTAGTTACCTTGCGCGGGATCCTGGAAATCGTAAACATCATGTCCGGCCGCGCGAAGTTCAGCCACAACGCGCTGTTGATTCGCATTCCGCCAACTGGATGCAACGTAGATCATAAGTCCCCCCATTCCTTGCGATAGATCATCCGATACACATCCTCGCCGCATGGTTCGCCATACAACACTGACTCACAAATGAAACCAAGCGACTGAAGCCACAATTGAGCGTCAAGATTCGTTTCCGTGACATCCGCTCTGATCTTGTTTCTCATCCCGAATGAAAACTTTCCCGCCAGATCATCGATCAACTTCCTGCCGACACCTTGAAATCGATGGTCGGGATGAACGGCCAGCCGCAAGATGTCGAATCGTGACTTCTTGTGTAACCCATAGACCATGAAACCAACAACGCGCCGCTCTTTTCCTTTCAACGCGACACTGGAGATAACATTTCTGTTTCGGAGCACATCGATTAAGTCTTTCTCCGTCCATGGATGCAAAAAGCTTTGGGAATCGATGGCCAGAACATCGTCAAGATCATTGCGGGTCATCCAGCGAACTGATAATTCACCGCCAAGTGTTTCAGTTTGCATGTTTTCCCTTTGCGTGCTTTCTCTCGATTCGCTTAGTTGGATCGGTGAAGTAATCGCCGCCCTCGTCCGGCAGATCGTCAAACTCCGCGTCACACGCGGTGCAGTGAAAGAAGTCCACGATTCGCAGCACGGACCCATACCGTCCGCAGCGCGGGCACTTTGCCTGCTTTTCTTGCGTGCTGCGATGCCGGGAAACAGTTCCATTCGCGGCCGCAACGGCATCCTCGACTTCGAGCCTGCCTCCCTCGATTCGCTTGCCGTTGACGATGGCGACGTAATTGCCGCCGTTGCTGCGGAAGATGGTTGACGTCGCGATCATGCTTTCTCCGTTGTGTTGGATTTTTCTACGGCCGTGAAATGTCTTGAGTTTTGGCCAGTAATGGGCAGAACTGTCATGTGATCAAATCCCATATGATCGCCCAGTGCCCGCGCACCATTCCGCAATTACGGCACATCTTACTCTTCAGTCTTCTCATCGAAATTCCCTTCCCGTTTAATCAGTTCGTAAATCTCACGCCGGTGAATCGGCACATCCTCGGGAAAATCGAAACCCAAGCGAACCTTATCTCTGCGAATTTCGATGACCTTCACAACGCAATCTCCGACCATGACATCCTCACCGACTTGCCGTGATAAAACTAACATGTTTCCTCCTTGAATTAAAAATCACCCAAAGACGCCGCCGAAACGTCGTCGGCATCCACCCAAATAAGTTTCCCGGGATTTTTTAACCTGTAACCAGAAACACCATCTTTTTGAATTGATTGGTCTGGCTGTCCTGACTGGCCCGAAAACAAATCATCGACCAGGGTGGCGGCGGAGGCGGCGACAGCAGCGTGATGCTCCTCGATCACGACAAACGCCCTTTCAGCCCAATTGTTCCATGGGATATTTTTGCTCCGACCACCGTTCACGACAGCACCAGGCCCGCAAAGTTCAGCACCAACCGCAATAACCACCATTTTAAACTTGCAGTCCGACTCCCCGCGCGGGAGATTGCATCCCGTGCAAACTAGACCTCCGAGTCCGTTAATATGGAAGAATGCCGAACCACAGATCCGGCACGGCTTGGCCGGCTTGCCGACGAAGCGATCGCGGTAGATCAATCGGTCGCGGTAGACGTTGGAAGTTTCAGGGACGTTGGACTTTTCAGGGACGTTGGACTTTTCAGGGACGTTGGACTTTTCAGGGACGTTGGACTTTTCAGAGGAGTTGAACACGGGGCTTGTACACTAATCCTAAAATTTAGTTGTGTTGCAAAATTGAACGGAATGACTCAATAAGAGTAGGCCGCTAGGACGCTTTTTTCAGGTTCTTTTATTTCTATTTTTAATAGAGAAAAAAACAAGAAAATTAGGTGATTAGATAGATAGTGTATGGGTTATTATTAATAGGGAGATATGCGTCCTGGTGACCTAAATTTACATAATTGCTTTTCTGCAAACAGTTTTCTTCATGTCGGATGCCGTCCTGCATTTTTCAAAAACTAGGTCACTAGGACGCAGTAGGACGGAGAATAAAAATTCATTTGAGTTCATTTCGGTTATTTACCTCGATTCTGGACTCTAAATCGTATTTTATTTTTTCCAAATTTTCAGTCGGCGCGGCACAAAAAACGAAACCGCGACCGTATGTGTGAGATGGATTTTTCGAGAGCAATGTGACCGATTCTTCCTTGATTTTTTGACTGAGCATACGGCCGATGGCGACGGTTGTATGCCGATCTCCAGTCGCCTTGTACACCCATTTTGCGGCAATCGTTGATGGAACGTGGACACGTTCTTCGGGGTAGTACCCCAGAGAATGAATGCTCTTCTGAAAGAAGCTTTCGATCTCTTCGGCCTCATCATTCTCCACGTCCGATTCTCCAATTCTTTCTTGTATAACCTCTTGCAGCAAAGCGGGATTTTTCAATTTTGAAAGCACCTGCTTCTCCCACGTTCCCCAACGCGAATAACGGGGCATGGGGGCCGCAGGAAGCCTCAGAAACGCCACGAGGTCCGACAACAGGGCATCGCGGTTCTCGTCAATGTAGGACCGCATAGACTCTTCCCAATCGCCGCTGTGCGTCGGACGTGAAATCTTGATCACAACTGCTCGCTGCGCCATGTCGGTCGAAAGAGAGATTCCATTGAGGGTAATTACCCAGGTCAACGTATTTGGCCGCGACGCCTCGCCTACGTACATCCTCTTGCCGCTGATAACTGTGTCGGTGATGAGGCTCTCTAACTCGGCCCAGGAGAAGCGGAGCGACTTCACATTGTCCAGGAGGGCCACACGCTTCGACAGCCCTTCAGGGGACAATAGACGATGTTTGACGGCTTCGCTGGTTTCGCTGGCTGAAAGTCCAATCACTCCGCCGGTGAGGAAGCCGACCATCGCGGCCATTTTGGATTTCCCTGTCCCGCGGCCCTGGTCCGAGGTGATCACGAACGCCGGCCTTGATCCGCCGACTCCACCCCAAATGGTCGTAGCGAACATGGCTTTAATTAGCTCGGAATCGTGCTCTGTTTCAGGGCAGAATCGATCCACGAGGCCAGCCAAAACTTTTCCGTCTCCCGGCTCCGGTTGTTCGCATGTGTAGTAGCATGTTGAAAGTTGAGGCTCGTGCGGAAATGACTCAACTGATTCATATTTCGTGGCCACTCGCCTCAAAAACGAAAACACTTCATGTTTTGAATGACAGTTGAATTTCTCGCGAAAAATCGGCGGCTCCCGATTTTCACCCAGCATAGAGAAAAGGTCTGGCGGCTTTTCCAGCCAATGAACACCGTGAACATTGTGAAAAAACAAGTCATTCCCTACCCGGCGCGGCCAATCGTCGGTCACTTCGCGAATTTTAGAAATGATCGATTCCATGCATACTGGGATCACCCGGTCCTCGTCGAGGATCGAATTGCAAATGCAATCTAGGTCGTTCGTCGAGACAATGCGGCGGATTTCTGCCGGTGACGGAGCGTCGGGGACGCCATCTTCCGCCGCGTCGGAGATGGCCAACAAATCGCCAGCGGCTCCTCCGGCGTCCAGCCAATCGCTCACGTCGCCATGCTTCGGCAAATCCGGCAACAAGATCGTCTTGATCGACTTCGCAATCCCGGCCAGTTTCTTCCCAGTATCGGCAACGTGCTCAAGACCAGCCTGGTCGTTGTCTTGGACGAGGACCACTCCGCGACCTTCCAGATACTTAGACATCGACTTCATCCACTTTCCCGCTCCGCCGGGATTGCAAGTCGCCACTAAGCCGAGTTCCGCCAGCCGGTCAACGTCCTTCTCTCCCTCCACAATGAAAACCGGCTTTGATTTTTCGGCCTCGATCAACTCCGGTAGCCGGTAGGGAATTTTGGTGATCCCCTTCATGTTCCACACCCAACCATCCTTGCCGTCCGGCCTCCGCTGCCGAAAGTCCTTCGGCTCCATGCGGCAAACCTGATAACGCAACGCGCCAAATTCATCGCAATAGTCGTAGGCTTTGACGACTTTGCCGCGTTTCCTCTTCTTGTTTTTTGGCTCTCCGTATCGCTCTGGAAAGAGGTCCGTCATCGACATGCCGACCGCGTAAACCACGTCATGGGTTTTGCATTCAGCATGGCATTTCAGGACCGTAACTTCATCTTTTCCGATTGCGATGCTCAGGCTGTTTTTTTGGTCGTCATGATGCGGGCATCGTGCGTTCCAGCCGTTGGAGTCTTCCTGGACGTTACCGAGACGGGCCAAAAACTCAGCGAGCTTTGGCCCGGGATTTTGCCTCTTTGACATCCCGACTTCACTCCGTTGATTGTAATTTTTCCTGTTCTTTTTCTTCGTGCTGTCGCTGCCGCCAATACATTTCCAGGAGTCGGAACGTCCACAGTTCAGCAGCGCGGCGACTGGGCAAGAAGAACCAGTGTACCATCGGATATTTGATCGACCACGATTGCACCGTCCTTGTAATCGTTTTTGGAGACAATTGAGACTGCGGCGGCGGCCTCAAGATCAACTCTCCCAATTCCGCCTCGACAACAACGGCGGCAAAATCAAATTCGTTGAGACGTTGGATTTCCGCCTCGAATCGCTGGCGACCGGACCCAACGCTGCCGAATAAATCGATCATTGACTTACGCTCGACGGCCATCGAATTTTCATATCCGACGATTGAATAATCACCGGACGGCAACGCAGCGTCCGTTTTTAGCGGGATCAACAGAATTCCACCGCCGCTGAATCGGTCGTTTTCGATTTCAGTGAACCGATATGGTGCCTGCTCACGAGTATCGACCACAACGACAAAGGGGGCCACTGGGGTTTTTTTGGTTCTAGCTACCATGTGAACAAACCTACAAAATCCCTTCAAACACCGCCTGCTGCGGCTGCAAAACCAACTCGCGCAAAAACGTCTTTCGCTTAGACAATGAATCCCGGTGAACACACGCATCGGCTGTCGACTTCTTGCCGATACAAATAGTGAATAGCCTTGCGCGACTGATAGCCGTGATAAGCCACTGCTGGGACATGACCATCCTAGCGCCTGGATATTCATCGAGCATCACAAAAATGACTGGACACTCAGAGCCTTGCATTTTGTGGCACGAAATCGCGTACCCCAATTCCCAGTCGCAGCCGGTTCCGGTTTTCTCTTCATCGTCGTCGTCGTTGTCACCGGTTCCGCGCGGGACGATTATGATCCGGTCTGGAGAAGTTAACCGCACGACTGTCCGCAATTCTTCGACGTCAATAGCTTCGCCGAATTCGCCGTTGGCCACGAGATGAGTGTCGCCCTCGGCGGTCGGGTTGAATTCTGGAAACTGTTTATTTTTGGTGCAGATGATTTTGTCGCCGACCCGAAACGGATTGTTGCCGGAGTTTTCACCATGCGGGTTGAGAATTCCCTGAAGTTGTTTATTGAGAGGCTTGCGCGCCAATGGTGACTTTTCGTTGACGGCTACGATCACTTGACAACCCCAAACCGGATCGATTCCCCATTTCGATTCCAGCGACTCCAGCGATTCCATGAGCCGTTTAATCTGGTCCTCTGGATTGGCGGCAGGCAAAACCTTGAGATTTTTTCCAGCTTCTATGTCGATCTTATCTGAAACCGTGAACCGTTTTTTCTCGATAATGTCGGCACATGTTTTAACGATTTGCCCGCTGTTTCTCTCAATTTTTGTTAGATGGCCGTGGGGGACACCAGCCGCCAGGAAGTCCCGCATCGGAGCGCCATGGCCGATCGGAGAAAGCTGATTTATATCGCCGATAAATAAAATGTGCGTTCCCGGCGATCTGGCCGACAATAACGAATGCATCAAGTCAGTGCCGATCATCGGAACTTCGTCAACGAAAATAAATTGGTACGGCAACGGATTATGTGGACCGTGGTCGAACGACCAATCGCCATCCACCGAATTGACCACAAGTGTTCGATGGACCGTCTTGGCTTCAATGATGACTCCATCGCCATGCATCACTTCATTCAGTCGAGCGGCGGCCTTGCCGGTGGGGGCACACGCCGCAATCATTCCCTGCCCTTGGACGGCACGAATAATCGCGGCGGCCGTGTAGGTTTTTCCGGTTCCAGGCCGGCCGGCCAAAACGCCAATGGTCCCGCCAAACGCGCCACGAAGTTCATCGCGTTGGTGCTCCGACAGCCCAGGAATATCCAATGGATTCGGCCACTCTGCTTTTTCCAATCGTGCCTCATCCAGCCACCGGGCAATTTGTTCCTCTTTTTTGGCGTTGCCGAATTCGGCGATCCACATACGGCCGTTTTCGGTTTTCGTGACCAGTAAATTAGCCTTTGCGGCCATCTGTACGGCGCGGTCAAACTGCAATGACGAACCCGCTATACTTTTGATGAGACAGTCCCGTGCGGCGGACATTGAAATCCAAGTATCGCCGTTGGCCAACGTTTGTACGCCATGCCACAGACACATCACTTGTCGCTTCAGTCGTGATGGATTGAATCCCAGATCGAGAAACATCTTGTCTGTGCGCAAGAAGCCGCAGCCGCGAAATTTCATCAGCTTGTAGGGATTTCTTTTGATGTGCTGGGCCGCTGAAGTGCCGAAATGCTCAATCAATTGGCCGATCAGTTTTTTCGGAAATCCACGGCCGCTGAACAGGCCGATTAGCTCTATCTTCGTTTTTTCGATGTGTTCATTTCGCTGAAGAAGTTCAGATGCAGCCTTGGCCATCTGAAACGTAAATCGAGGGATTCCTCGTCGTGCAATCTCCGGCTCCTCCCGCATGACGCGCACGGCGTCAGGGCCAAAACTGTCCCATAGCAGATGAGCGGTTGCCGGACCGATTCCCTTGCATTGCATCAGATACGCTACGATGCCGTCTTGGTCGGCAGGCTGCTCGGCCACAAAATCCGAAAAGATGAATTGATCTCCGTACTTGTGGTGTGTTTTGCCGTACCCGTAAAAGCGGTACGTCATTCCCGGCGTCAAAGCGGATTCAGCCGCATCACCCTTGATTGTGATGCGGCTGAAATTTCCGTCGGCCAACTCGGCGTCACCGATGATAACCCGGCTTTCGTCGCCGTTGTTAAACACCCGGCGCTCGCCAAGAAATTTAGCCGTCAACTCATTCTGCTTCGGCATAACCCTGAGCTAGATAGCCCCTCCAAACGGATCACGATCAGCGGCAGGCTTCTTACCGTTCGCTTCGGGCATCGAGAGTTTGACGATTTTGGCGAATTCCTTGATCATCCCCATATTGAGCGGAACACCTTTATCGAAGACCCTTTTGTCGTCCACTCGATAGAGGCCATAGCCGCACTTGGTTCTCTTCTTTCCCTCGTATTCGTCCTCGTATAAATCGACAACCATTTGACGGCCAACCGCATCCGTAAATTCGATTTCAATAGATTTTCCGCTGCGTTTGATTTCCCGATATTCATCCAGTGTCATCAGGCCAACCGCAATAGCAAATGACATCATGCGGCCTGACGCCTTCTGTGTCTTATGGTAATAGTCCTTGAACATGCTGGCCTCCTGATCTGGAGTCGTACCCGCCAGCACTTCGTAATTAACGATCATTTCGCCATTTTTCCCGCCGTCTTCATCGACGTCCGCAATACGGACGTGATAAGTTCCGGGCTTTACCGAAAATGATTGTGTGGGATCGTCCGGCAATTCGTCGTTTGGGATTTGTATCGCCATTCTAAAATCTCCTAAAATGAAAGATGTGTGAAACTACCGCTACTTCGCGTTTGACTTTGCTTCCAGCGCCGCAATGATTGCGTCGGCGGATTCATTGGACATGGTCGTCCACTCCTGGCCGTGCTTAATTTTGTACGATTCCGCAAATGCCTCTATTGTGGATCCAAGTTGCTCGCACAGCCCAGCGATTTGCTGTCTCTGGTCTAGCTCGATTAGGCCGTGGCCGGACTGTTGTTGGGCTTCTAGCTGCCGTGGAGTGTATTCCAGTTTTTCGGCGACGGAGGATTTTGTTTCACGCTTTTCCTCCGCCTCAAATGGAGGCTCTTCTTCTTCGACTGTTTTCTCCGCGACATCAACCTCGATTACAACGGCATCAGGCTCGGCGACGGACGGTTCAAAGCCTTCCGCCAATTTCTTCAACTCTACTTTCCTGGCCAATGCTTTGTCGGCCGTTGCCGTCTTTTCGTCGTCGGGCAACCCTAGGTGTTCAATTTCTTCGGGCACGTAGTACCCAGCATTGATTTCCGGGCACAGCATTCGAATGCCGCGACTGAGCAGACGGGCACGAAGCTGCGCTCCGGGATCCTTGTCGTAGCCGCTTCCCGGTTTGTTCCTTTTCGCCTTGTCAGCTTCAGCCATCTTATACCAGATCGTCGTATCTTCACCCTCGAACGAAAATACAGCTCGGGCTTCAATGTCGTCATCTCCTTCAGTCAGCCATTTGACCCGTCCGCCGACTCGCCGGAATTCAGCGTACATTGCATCGGCGCGCATCGACAGCCTACCATCGATCACGTTGTAAACCCGACTAATTTCAATTGGATTCTTCCGCTCGCAAAGACAGGCCATCGCCAGCACTCGCCCCGCTGCTTTTTTTGTCGTACCAAACATCCCGGATTCGGCCATCGCATCCCCGAATTCATTGATGAATTGCAACGGATTGTCGATTTTATCGAACACCATCAGATCGGTCGTCATGATTGATTTTCCTCTTCCTGGTTAACACCAAGTCCCTTTGTACGCCTTGTGTAGTTTACGCGTAATCTCCACGTCTGATTCAACGTATTTCAAAACAGCCTGCGGGTCCGACTCGATTAGCGCCGCAACCTGACTGCCGTCCATGTCGCCGGCCGGAATTTCAAACCCATAGTACTTCGCTAAAGTTTTCAGACCCGTTGCTTTTCCAGCGGGATAGCGGACCTTCATCAGATCAACAACGTCGTTTCCCCACGGTCGCATGCCAAGCTTCTTTAGCGGCACAACTCCAAGAATCTGCGAACGGACATAGAGAACCGGAAGGTCAAAGTGGATGACATTGAAACCGACGAGCGGAGAATATGCGGCAATCAAGCGCCACAGCGCTCCCAGTCCTATGCCTTCTTCATCATCTCCCATCGTGAGAACTGAATGCGCGGGACCGTCGCCGACGGCCCAGCCAATCGCCGCAACCTTGCATAGTTCCGGCGTAACGGACAAAATTTTTCGCAACTCATCATCACTGTTTTCAATTGCGCTTTGCAGTTTCGCGATTTCCCCGATTACGCCGGATCTCGATTTCCCCTGTTGCTCTACCGCTGAGAGATTGTCCAGGTATTCGAGAGTTTCGTTGTTGTGCGAAAGGCCAGTGATACTGTTTTTGATAGCATCAACGGTACCTCCAACAGTAGTAAAAATGTCGGGATATTCGCATGAACCCCGGTTGATTCCGTCGTCATACAGTCCCGGCCGATCAGGATCGGGGATCGTTTCAAAATCGAAATAAAGTGGGCCACGGCGTGAATCAGAATCCGCCGCCACAAGACGCAAAAAGTCGAATGGATCGATTTTCGTCTCTTCGGTGCCGCTTGTCACGGTGAAGACTTCCGCAATGTCCTTCAGTTCATCCATTTGTTCTGGCTCCACGAAAAAACCGGCCGTCTGCAGATATGCGCTGCAAACGTCCGGTTGAACTCCGCCGAAGCGGGTGTTTCTGGTTTTGCCTGCCGTACATACAGGGGTTCGCATAATGCCACACTTACGACATGCAATTAAATAAAAAGGCTTCCCGCCGCGTAGCCTGCGACGGGAAGCGGTTTGGCTAGAGGATTTCAAGTCCTGGCCGGACTAGGAAATTTACTCATGATGACGACTTCCACTCGCCGCAACGTCAGATTAAAAACCAGCGTCTTGCGATTAGACCACCTGGGCGAATTGTGTTGAACGCATAAGGCGTCCAGGGCCGGAATTGAACCAGCATCTCTCGTTTCAACATTTGCGGTCACTCGATTCATCACTTGATTTCCTTGTTGAGATTACACCGATAATTTCAAGTTGATTTGCGTGGGCATTCCGCATTGGGGAAGCCACGCGCTTTAGGTTGAAAATGAAATTAAGCTTGCGGTGTTTTCATATTTTCAGGTAATCGAAGATCGCCGCTGACACAACTCTCGTGCCTAAGAATTCAAGGCAGTTCGCGTCCTCCCTAGCCGTCTTGACGGCGTCCAAGAGATGCTGAATCTTGTTTAGCGCACTGCTTTTTTTCGCCTCCGTCCACCTGGACGAAAACTTTCTCGCCACCCATGTTCCTACCTGGACGTCTTCAGTATAGGTCTGAACTTGTGCGGGATGTTCTTTGGTGGCTTCATAGGCGACGTGATTTTTGAAGACCTTTTTAGTTTTAATTGAACCGCGAGACCCTGTCTCATAGTAGCCGGTTGATTCCGAGAAGTCCCATTCCTCAGACGGGTCGAGGGTTGGCACAGCCGAGACTAGCGTCCTGATGTCGGTGAGCGCTTTCTCAAGGTACAGCAGAGTCGTTACCGGCACTTTTGGCACAATGACTTGGCCATCCAGCTTGATTTCACCGTCGGCGAGTCGATTCTGTTCGTCCTGTGTAATGACTAGGTCGAGTAGGTCTCCCCACTCTCCGCACGCGGTCCGGACTACAGAATCGGCGTGTTGCTGAATCTTTTTTGTCTCGTCGGGGAGTGTTTCCCCATCATCGTCACGAGGACGGTATGTACGATTCATCCCGTCGAAAAGTTCGGCAGCTTGCAGCGTGTGATACGCTTTTGTTGTCGCTTCTTTTACGCGACTTTTTTTTCCACAGACTAACGCGATCAACTGATTCAGCTTCATCATACTCATCCTTTTTATTCTTTATCCACGAAAAAAACCGAACGTTCGCAGGTACCTCTGCAAACATTCGGTTGAAAACCGCCGAAGCGGGTGTTTCCGATTTTCGCCGTAGGTACACAGCAGTCCGCATGATGCCACACTTCCGAATAGATGTCAATGGCAACTATCCGGAATTTCCGGATAGTTCAACCTCGTCATCGCCGCCGATAATGTTGTTTACTCGGAAATAGTAGCTTCCGGCTTCGCGTAGGTGATCTTGTCAAGTTCGGTGAGTTTCAGGACCTTCTCGCCGTTGCGAACACGGACTTTCTTAACTCCGGCTTCCCGCATTTTCTCGATCAGAACTTCCTTAGCCGTGTTGAGCTTGCCGGACGCCTTTCCCTTGGCGACGTGGGCCTTGTCAAATTCGTCGGCCGCATTCTGAACGACTTCCGGGACTTCTTCCAGCCAATCGCCGAGTTGCCCCTTGGGTGCTGATTTCTTCGCCATCGTTAACTCCTTGTTTCTAGGTTTTGGCCATGAGTAATTAACCCTCGAGGACCGCCGGAATGAGTAGGCGAAATCTTGAAAATCTTCCTACTCATCCCGACCTTTCCCCGCAGGCAGCGCTTCGGCGGTCTTAATCGTCTTGGACTTCTGAATTCCGAATTCCTCGGCCGGAGTGCGAGAAGAACCACCCGGGGCATCCGTGCCCTTGCCATTTCCTCGGCTCCCAGGTGGTCGCTCCTGATCATCCTGATCGTCCGAATCCGTTCGGCCATCCTCTCCTTCGGGCTCTGCCACCCGATTCATCCTCGAATGGGTCATTCTCTTTTGGTTGTCGCGTAAAAAAACAGCATGCGTTGTTCTGGGGGTGTGGTGAGTCGATGAAACCCAACAGCTTTCGCTGCACCCCAGAACAACGCATGCCATTTTTTTTGTGTTGTTTGCAGGTTTCATCTTTTCACCGTGCACGCATAATGCCGCAACCGCTTTGGGTTGTCAAGACGGAACTTGGCCGATTTTCACTTGTTCGATAATTTGTTCCGCTTCGTGGTTCAGCAGTTCCAACGCCGCTCCGTCGATCATTGAAACAACAATTCCAAGAGACTCCGCAATTTCAATTTCCGCAAGTATGCCAGCCGAATCTTGCCAGCCGTCCAATTGCAACACATGCATTGCATCGCAAGAGGACAGAAACGAGTGATCGAATTTCCGCCAGAATTCAAACCCTTTCGGTAGATCGCACAGTTCCGCAATCGGATGCGAATGAGCAATCGGCGAAAACGCGGTAATCCCCTGAACTAACAGGCGGCCTGCATAGCGGCAGGCTTGCTCGAACCGCAGTCGCCTTACGGCTGGATCTGGATGCGAGTACGGCGATGCAATGTAAACATCAATCATCAGAACAGCACATTTTCCGTGACTTGTTTTTCTAACGCCTGCGGCACATTCTGCACGGCTTGGTTGTAGTACGAGTGCTTGAGTTCTATCCCAACACCGCGACGACCATTGAGGACTGCTCCGTATACTTCGGAGCCAACGCCCATGAACGGCGTCAAAACATTCTCGCCGGGATTTGTCCACAAAACGCATGCACGTTCGATAACATCGAGTTGCAACGGGTGAACGTGTTTTTCGTCTTCTCCCTCTTTTGCTTCGCGATAAGGCAGCACTTCATCGATGCGAATATCCATCCACACAGACGATGCATACTGACGCCAAATGTATTGCGAGTATTTGTTTTTCTTTTGATCTCCATTCATTCCACGATAACCAAGAATACCAGACGGCGGTTGATTCTCTCCCGCATATCGCATGAGACCTTCGGAATGAATCACCGGAACTTTGTTCTCGCCCTTGCGCCGGAACATTAGGAGATAATCGGCATTGGCAATGCTAGTTTTTGTTGCGTCCTGGCAAAGTGTCTTATGATGCAGAGACTTCATCATAGTTCGGTTGCGAACCATTAGCGGTTCCTTCCAGATCACCCGACGCCCGCCGTATTGCCATCCCCGCTTTTCATGTTCGACAATAATTCTCCCAGGAAGATCGAACATCGCATCGCAGCCCGCGTTGCTCAACGGAATATCCATGCAGTGAACTGCCGAAACCCTCCCCGGCATTGTCAGGCGGAAAAGTTCGTCGATCACATATCCATAGTGCTCAAAGAACTCGTCGTGGTCGATACAGTTGGACAAGTCCTGTTCGTCGGAACTGTAGCAGTACAGACCTGCAAACGGCGGAGAGTAAACCGACATTCCCACAAACTCATCCGGCATTCCTTGCATCACGGTGACACAATCGCCGTTATAAAGTGCGTATTGCTCTGAAATGACCTGACCGATTACAGCCACGCCGGTATCTCCATTGCTATAACGTGATTATCAATTCGTTCGATCTTTTCCGCTCGATTCATTTCCGCCACGAGCGATTCGAACATTTTCTGGGCTTGAATGCTCTTGCGTCTCATATTCTTGAGAACGCGGACTTCGCCCTCAGTTGCAATGATGTCGTTTTGGACCGGCCTTGTTTGTCCGAATCGCCAGCACCGCCGCACGCCCTGATAATGCTGCTCATAGCTGTGTGTCGCGAACTCAACAACATGGCTGCAGTGCTGGAAGTTCAGTCCCCACGCTCCAATTTTCGGCTTGCAAACGAGAACGCGAATTTCTCCATCGATGAACCTTTCGTAGATTTCACACTTGCGGTCATCGGGAGTTTTGCCCGCAACCTGCACGGCGTCTGGGATTGTCTTTTCCAGCATGTCCCCCTCATCGTTCATGTGGCACCACACCAGCGCGGGCCGGTCATGATCAACCAAATCCGCAACGAATTCACAGCGTTGCTTGAGGGTTCGCCGCCGCTCTGCTCTCTCGTCGCCCATGCCCTTTGCCGGGACGGCGAAGAAATGCCCAGGAGGAGGAGGAACATCGATGATGTGATCTGTCTCGGTGAATGGCGGCAGCACGAAATTTCCGTTTTCAAAACCCAAATCGGACGGCATCCGGCAAGCCTTGGCCCAGGACGAGACCCACCGCCAGAAATGCGTCACTGCATGATGCTTCAATCGCCATTGGCCGATAGTCTGAGCCACCCGGTATGACAGCTTCTGAAAATAGCTTGGATCATTCTCAATTAGAAATTCAGCTTCCTCTTGATGCCTTGATTCAGACTTCTGACCTTTATCATCGAGTTGCTTGAAAAACATCTTGAGCATCTCGCTGTTCGATAACTCACCAAGCGCCTCGGATGATGTTCCGAGTTCAACATAATCATTCGGCGCCGCTGTTGCCGTACAGAGCAAACGGTATGGGAGCTTGAGCATAAATCTCGTGATTTGTTTTCTGCGCTGCCCTGAAAATGATTTCAGGATGCTCGACTCATCACAGACTACGCCTGAGAAATCTTCACTCTTGAAGTTCTGCAATCGTTCGTAATTCGTGATGACAATTCCGCCGGAGACATCGCCGGTTTGGCTGCAAGTAACATCAATTCCAAATTTGTTTGCTTCGCGTTCTGTTTGCCGAGCAACGGCCAGCGGTGTAAGAATCAACACCGGTTTTCCAGTGTGCCTCAAAACATTGTCGGCCCATACGAGTTGCATCAGGGTTTTTCCAAGTCCGCAGTCAGCAAAGTTTGCACAGCGGCCTTTGAGGATGGACCACTCGACAATCGACTTTTGAAAGTCAAATAGAAAAGACGGAATCTCAATTGGATCAAAGCCATGTGTCGATCCGATGTGCCGCTTCCGATCCAAAAAGGTTTCATATTCAATCTTCGTCATCCCTTCATCCTTGACATGAAAAGCGCCGACGCGGGTCGGAGATGAGACGGACCACGCGCCGACGCCGCCCTACCGGGCAAATTGTCAATACAAACAATCATCAAATGCTGGGCCGTTGTACAGCGCGTCGCCCAACGCGGCCGCCCGCAAATCCTCCATCGCATCCTCGTCGGAGGCGAAAAAGTCAGGGGCCTCGCCCGGACGAGACGCCTCGTAGATCAGGCGACCGGCCAGATATGGCGTTGTGCGTTTTTCTAGCGCGTACCCCGCCGCGCCGGCTAGGTGGATGGCCCATCCGGCGCGGCAATGTGTCGTGTCACATGCGTGCCATTTAGCCATGTTGAGTGATCCGCCGCCGCTAATCGCCGCAAGCACGCTCGCGTCGATATTATCGATGGCGGGGACCACGAATCCCCACAGCACCCCGCGTAGGTCCGCCCGGCGCAGGTTCGCCCAGCGTAGGTCCGCGCCGTGCAGGTCCGCGTCGCGCAGGTCCGCGTCGCGTAGGTCCGCGCCGCTTAGGTCCGCGTCGCTTAGGTCCGCGCTGCCTAGGCCCGCGCTGCCTAGGCCCGCGCCGTGTAGGTCCGCGCCGCGAAGGTCCGCGCCGCTTAGGTTCGCCCAGCGCAGGTCCGCGCTGCCTAGGTCCGCGTCGCGAAGGTTCGCGCCGCGCAGGTCCGCGCCGCGTAGGTCCTTGCCGTGTAGGTCCGCGCCGTGCAGGTCCGCGTCGCGAAGGTCCGCCCGGCGAAGGTTCTTGTTCATCTCCATCATCATCTCCTATGTGCCGGCCGAAGCCGGATAATTAAGTTCCGCCCGCGCGATGTGCGCGGACGGGAAGGAAAGTCAATTCGCCGTCTTATCCTCGTATTCGAGTAGCGCGTCGTGCCCCGCACGACGCATGTCGTCCTGGTAGTCGCTGTCCGCTCGCGCGACCATGGCACTCACGGCGGCTTTGGCTGTTTCCGCCCTACCGCGCCATGGGCCATGGGAGTAATTACAATCGAAAAATCCTTGATTTGAGCCGAGCTGGACTTCTCCCTCAGCTTCTATCCGGCCGGATGGCAGGGTGTATATCCGGCATTCAATTTTCGTCCAGGATCCTCCGGGAGGGGACCAATCGCCAATGTCCACTTCCGCAATCAGTGTTCTTTTCATCTTCATCTTCTCATCTCCTATTATGCCGGTCTCCCGGCAGGGTTAAGTTCCGTCCGCGCGATGTGCGCGGACGGGGAAAGGTCACTCGGCGCGGTCGGATGCATCGACGCTGACGTTTGCGGGCAGATTATCTCTCCGGCCGGTCCACGATCCTCCGCCCCAGCGGAATCCAGCGGTCTTGAGCGCGGTTAGAATCCCGCGCTCTGGTTTGTCGGAAAACGTGATCCGAATCCATTCGTCGCCTTCGATGCAGATTCCACCGTTCACGGTGGCGTCTGCGATGCGAGCTTGCCGCCGTTCGATGTCCTTGGCGCGGACTCGCAGGCGGCTAATGTTGCCGCTCAGATTCCGATTCACGTATGACGAAATTCCCATGCCATGGCCGGGAACATGCTCGAACAGCATCCGGGCTGCCGCATCCGACATCCCGAGCGCGACAAGATCGGCGATTTTCTCATCCGTCAACTTGGCGCGTGGTTTCGCTCGTACGATCTTGTTTATCGCGTTATTCCGCTCGCGCTCCCCCTCTAGTTCCGCGATGTGTTCAGCCAAACGGACCAAGGCGTCTTGGTCGTCTGAATAGATCGAATTCTCAAGCTGAGATGCCAAACCGGCGGCCTTGCTCTCGTGGTGTTTGGCCATGTCTTTGGACTCGCATCCCTTCCGCATGTTGGCATCGTGCCGCGCGAGCGCGGACCGGTGCCGTGTCTCCGAATAGTGCCCGACAAGAATCGGCTGTCCGAAAGGGATTCCATCGGTCGCCTTACCCGCAGCGGAGAAACGGCTGGCGGCGTCCGCCTCTCGTTTCTCTGCCCATTCGCGTCGTTTTTCTAGTTTCCGCTCAAGCCGTTCTCGTCTGTTCATTTCGTCATCTCCTCCACAAAAAAAGCTCCCCACATAACTCCGTGGTGGCAACCACGATAGAGTCGAGTGAGGAGCTTGGCTTGGTTTTTTTGTTTTCATCGTTGCCACCACTGACATAATTGTATACACTTCTTCGGCTATGTCAAGCAAAATCTTCTGCGAATTTCGAAAAATGATGAAAAAACCCAAAAAAATAGGACCGGGACGTCCGCCCGCGCGATGTGCGCGAGCGGTGGTTTGGTACGCGCGGACCGGTCAACGCCTCCTCAGTCAACGCCATCGCGAAGTGCGCGGATGGCGTCCAGGGTCGCGGCGACAGACTCCTCATCGCAGCGATCGTCGATGATTATTTCCCATCCGCATCTCGTCCAGGACCATCCGCCATTGGCCGCCGAATAGTCGCGCTCCGCCGTCTCTGGCACGTGATGATCCGACACCCGGACCCGGATCTTCCCGGCCGGGTCCGAATAATAAGCACTCCCGGATCGGCTCGTATGTTCGCGCCTTAAACCGATCTGATTTAGCGCGCGATACACGCGCTGCCGCAAAACGAAGACCGGGTCTGACCAGATGCGTCTCATCGCACGAGACCGGTTTTCCGAGCTACGCGCGGCGCGTAGCTCGGCAAAAAGCGCAAGACGGATCGCGATGTGATCCGGCTCGCACGATCTGGCATGCGCGGCATCCCTAGCCGCGCGCTGTAGGAGCTTCCTATTCGGCGTCCCGGGCGGGATCG